CGAGACACAAGTACCACCGTTCGAACTGCCAACCATACCGTGAAGGAAAAGATCTTGGCTCTTTGTAAAGTCGATATCGTTGACTCGCTCCAAGTTGTAATGAACGCCGAAGTCCTGTTGCAATACAGTTATTAGCATCAACATCCGGAAGTAAGCTTCCGAGTTGTTGAATTCGTACGGCTTTTGCAAGAACTGGTAGAGGTTGCGATCGGTGTCTATCTTGACCTGCTTCGCCCAGCCATCTAGCTGAGCCAGCAGTTCTACAACGTTCACATTCTCTGTGCCGGGCAATCCATCAGTAGCTCGCAGATTCAGTAAAGCAATATCCTGCTTGCTCAACTCGTCTTCGGTCATCATGGTCAAGTCAGCGAAGGTTGGCAGCACAGACTCCTTCGCTTGCGTGGCTCGCAATCTAGGATTCGCAGTTTTAATCGCCGTTTGCGACAGAGAAGAGAGACTCCAGATACCAAGAACAGTGACGACGACCGCACAAAGCGCACTCAACTTCCAGATGGCATATCGCCGCAACGGTCTCGCTAATTCTTTGCTTGTTTCAGTAGATACAAGCTTGGAGGCGGCTTGTGCGGTAATAGTTTGTCGCTTTCGTCGATCACGTTTTTTCATCGAACACTGCCTCCAGACCTGTTTTACTTTTAACCGCAGGAGTATTAGAGGGCACGCGGAAGCAAAACGCAACAAAACTTTCTGGCGGTAATCTGGCCGGTGAATAATTCGCTGATTCGGCTACTTGCCATAAGCTCTAATCCGTCATTTCAAACCCGCACCGGGTATTCCCCCGGATAATCGCCATACTTCCCTTCGTTGGCTGATCGCTGTGATCAGTAATGTTTTCAACGATAGGAGGTTGATCGTGGATCAATCGAAATCAGACGGGTTTGGCTGCTTGCTTCGTCATCGGACGACCGGTACAAGGATGAACCGTAGGGCAAATTCCCTCATGGAGATAGTACCGCTGATTGCCCGGCGAGGGGCATCCTTACCCGATTTCTGTCTAATTCCTGATTATTCGCGTCGAGTAACCCCGGTCCGGAACCAAATTTCTGAAACAGGGGGACGGTATTCCTCTCTACCACAGGCCGGCTTCCTTTCAGAAAGGCTCGCACGCAAGTCGAAGCCGAAATCGAGTCTCTTATGCAAAAAAGGCTGCCAGTCTGCTATCTCCGTAATGCTTAGGGATTCCCAGTCAATAGAGAGCCTCTCAGTGACTGCGTGCTCTTCCATAGAAACAACACCCATAAAGACGCTTCCAGCAATTGCTCGAATCGACGTCTCATCATTGGTAACGAAATCAACGTATCGGTTCCAATCTGGTTTTGCTCTTTGCTCCCATTCCTTCAGCCCATCGAGCGTAAGCGAATATGTCGCGAATGGAGGAACTGGATCTGAATCAATTGCGGCAACCAACGCATCAAAACTCTCAAGATCTACGCCGCTCACTACAATCCAACCCTTTCGACTGAGCGACATAAGGCTAGACGCAACCTGTTGGGAGTTCTTATTGTGTCCACAAAGATTAAGCTCAAAACAGTTGTCTAGAAAATGCAAAGGGACGCACTTCCATGTCCCCAGACATGCCTCTAGAAGCCACTCTTCAAGAAAATCTACTTCACGTGACGATGGCGTCATTGGTGCTTTGAGTTTCCAGAACAGTCACCACCGTCATCACCGTCCGTAGTCCTAGGACCTTTGTCTGTGTCCTTGCAGCATTTACAACAAACCAGCGATCCAACAAAATAGTCTTCCTTCTTAGGATCGTTTTCGATGTCTTTCCAAGGTTTCGAATAGCAGTTGTAGTGTTTTCCTCCGCCAGGCTTACATTTGTCCTTGTCTTTCAAGTTTTCCTTCTTGCAATGTGCCTTAACTTCAAGTTTGGTGTTCTCGATACCTAGCTTCTTTTTCTTGTCCTTGTAAAAGTCGTTTAAGTAGTCGTCTCGTGATTTCTCAGGACATGCTGGTAGATCTTTGGTTTTGTCTTGATCCTTGCATTTCTCGACCTCGCACATACCACTGGGATCTAGCCCAGTGTGTATTCGAGAATTTGCTATCTCGTAAAGATTCCATTGACTTCCCTCAAATTCGATTGGATCTCTAGATAGAGTGCGTCCAATGCTAGGAGCAAACATGGCTTTCGCATCGGCTACGAACGCGAGCGAAAGCAATAACCCAAACATCAACCAATGAAACCTATGCCTAGTCATCTTGTCGGTACGCCATTGTGAAAATCGGAAAACGGTGAAGGGGGCATGGGGGACGGATTCACGGAAATGAATGGGGCAAAACCGACTTGCGGGAGCGTTTGAGGCAGTCCGCCTATCGAGTTAGGAATCCGTCATTTCGAACCCGCACCGGGTATTCCTACAGATAGACGCAGCTATTGTGGCTGCGAATGTCTGTCTTCATGCCGCCAATTGTAGCGGCATTTCGCATGGAGGTGCGAGTTGCTTTCGTCTGTTCCCCCTTCTTCTTTGTCCGCGCCGGCCCGGCGATCGAAAATCGCTGCGATTCTGGCCACCGGCATCGTTCGGATGAAGTCGCGTTTGGCGATCCACGACCCAGAAACTGCCAACGATTCGTACAAATCACCAGCAACTTGCCTTGAGGTTTCTTCGGAAAGCGTGCTCTCTGTGACCAACGTGGTTAACGACCAGTGAGTCCGTTTTCTCAGGAGAATCCAATGAAATTAGACGTCGACAAAGAGGTCGCTCTGCTCCAACGCATGACGATGGGACAGCTGCGAGAGAGGTTCGAAGAGACGTGGGGCGAGCCGACAAACACCCGCAATAAGCAATGGCTCGTCAAACGCATCGCTTGGAAGATGCAAGCCAATATCGAGGGTGACATATCTGAACGAGCTAGACGTCGGGCTGCCGAACTCGCACGCGGTACCGACATCCGAACGACGGCCCCCAAAGCTACCAAACCGGTGACAAATCCTGTGGCTGATACGGTGACCGGATTCGTCGAACCGGGGGAAGACAGCCGTCTGCCTCCCCCAAGATCGGTCATCGAGCGAATCTACAAAGGCCAGAAAATCCTGGTTCTGGTGCTAGATAGCGGCTTCGAATACGACGGTGCAATCTACAAGACGCTCAGCGCTGTGGCCAAAAAGGTCACGGGCCAGCACTGCAATGGGTATCACTTCTTCAAACTTAGCAAGAAAGGTGGGGAGCAATGAGCAAACCCAACAATAACCGCCGACTGAACTGTGCGATCTACACCCGAAAGTCCACAGACGAAGGGCTAGACAAGGAGTTCAATTCCCTCGATGCCCAACGCGAGTGCGCCGAAGCCTACATTAAAAGCCAAACGCAAGAAGGCTGGAACTGCCTACCTGATCACTATGATGACGGTGGGTTTACCGGTGGCAACATGGATCGACCGGCCCTAAAACAACTGCTTGCGGACATCGAAGCTGGGAAGGTCAATTGCGTGGTGGTCTACAAGGTCGACCGACTGAGCCGCTCGCTGATGGACTTCGCTCGCATGCTCGAAGTTTTCGAACGTCACCAAGTCGCATTCGTGAGCGTTACCCAGCAGTTCAATACAACCAACTCAATGGGACGGTTGATGCTCAACGTCCTTTTGTCTTTTGCCCAATTCGAGAGGGAGATAATCTCGGAGCGAACTCGTGACAAAATCGCTGCCGCTCGGCGAAAGGGAAAATGGTCCGGAGGGATGCCGCTACTGGGCTACGACATTGACCCACGGGGAGGGAAGCTTCGTGTGAATGAGGTCGAAGCCAACAGGGTTCGGGCGATCTACGACTTGTACATCGAGCGAGAATCGATCATGGCGACCATCGCAGAACTTGACAATCGCGGATGGAGCAACAAGTCCTGGAATACCAAAAAAGGCATGCATCGAGGCGGTTCTCCGTTCACCAAAGCAACGCTCTTCCGGCTTCTTACCAACGTGACATATATTGGCAAATTAGCCTACAAGGATGAAATCAACGAAGGTGAACACGACCCGATCGTCACGCCCGATGTGTGGCAAAGAGTCCAATCCTTGTTGAAAAGAAACGGTCGGACTGGCGGTGTCGATGCAAGAAACAAATTTGGTGCCTTGCTCAAGGGAATCCTTCGATGCTCCTGCTGCGATTGCTCGATGACTCCGACGCATACAACAAAAAGCGGGGCAAAACGTTACCGATACTACGTTTGCATGAAGGCGCAGAAGCGGGGCAGACGGATCTGCGAGTCGAAATCGGTGCCAGCTGCCGAAATCGAGAAGTTCGTAGTCGACAAGATACGCCAAGTCGTAGACAACGAAAAACTAGTAGCTGATGTCTTACAGCAGGCCAAAATTCAGGCACAACACGAACTAGACGCACTTGTTGCCGAGCAAAAAGAGATCGTCAAAGAGATCGAGTATTGGAACGAAGCCATCCGAGTTGCAGCCCCCAAAATCAAGCCAAATTCCCCCGATGCTAACCTGCTGAAACAGTTAGCAGATTGGCAAGAGGATCTTCGGATTGCTGAGAATCGGCTCACGGTCGTCGACGCAAAAGTAACCCAACTAAAGTCGCAGGCGCTGACATCGAACGATGTATCCACAGCACTCAATAGCTTCGAGCCGGTTTGGGAATCGCTTACGATTCGAGAGCAATCACGAATCGTCCAGCTAATCGTCAAGCAGGTCGATTACGACGGTGCCAATGGGCGAGTTACCATCACCTTTCATCCAGACGGAATCAAATCGATCGCCAAAAGTAACAAACTCGAACTTGTGGAAGCCGCATCATGAACGATACAGTAAGCGTTGATTTTCAGTTCTCAATCAAGCCACAGGGCCGAGGTGCTCGAAAGAGAATGGTTGAGAAAACAAGCTCTTCAGAAGATACCAAGCCTCTAGAACGCATCCCTCGGATCGCACGCTACATGGCTCTTGCGATCCACTTCGAGGGTCTTATCAGGCAAGGAGTGGTCGCGGATTTCGCAGACCTTGCACGGCTTGGCCACGTGACGCGGGCGCGTGTAACGCAGATCATGAATCTACGGTTGCTTGCCCCAGAGATTCAGGAGGACGTTCTTTTCCAAGCTGGTAAGCATGAAAAACGGGATCGACTTGGGCTGAAGGAGCTCCAGCAAGTTGCAATGCATCCAAGTTGGAGTATGCAACGGGAGGTGTGGTTTAGTCTCAACAGAAAAATTTTGTGACTGTTTTTACAGAACTGTCGCTCAAGGAAAAGCGATTTTCTGAGTGCTTTTACGATGCATCGACTTTGCAAATGCGTTACGGATTCGGTTTGTGTTTGCTGATCTTGCGTTAGATTAAAGCACTGTTAGCATGCTGATTTCCGTTTTATGTCACCCAAGTGGACGTGTTCCAAGGTCTCAAGCCTAAGGTGGTAGTCTCATAATAAAACCAAGGGGTATTTGCGATGGCAGATGGTATGGAATCGGTTGCTGAGTTTCGCAGGTTTGCGGACCGATTTCGATTGCTGATCTCCCACAATACTCCCTACAGGTTTACGCATCTAATGGGATTGATATGTGATGGTGACTTGATTTTCGATCGAGCTTGGAAGGGAGGCTTTCTTAGATCCATCGACCGTCTAGAGCATTTTGCGAAGCTATCCGAGTTGCTTTGTAAGGAAATTGGTGCGACGTTGCACTACGATTTGTTTGGTGCCGTTATTGGCTTTAATGTCGAGCCAAATGCGATGCGTAAAGGGTCTATCGAGAGCGGTTTATTGGTCCAGGCACCAATAGATTTTAAACCGATACCCCATCCGTTTGATTCTATGGATCAAATGCTCATGGCATTCAAGGGAGGAATTGAGGATTTAAAACCCATCGCTTCTTATATCGCAGATGATTCCAAGTGGGCTGATACGATGGATCGGCTTAGTTTTGATTTGTGTGACCGTTACGCTCGTGGCTGCGAGATGGTTGCTGAGATTATCCAGAGCGAAATGGCTTCGGATAATGCTCCGCAGCAAGCCTTACAAATTGAAAGTGATCGAGTCGGAAAAGCGCCCAAGCTGACGGTCAATGAAAAGATGATTGTATTGATCCAAAAGAATCCTGAAGCACAAAATTATTCTGCGAGCCAATGGGCGAACGCTCTCGATGTAGCAAAATCTACGATTCACGGCACAAAGACTTGGAAAAACCTGATGGATGTCCGGCGTTCGGAGGGAGCAAGTCGTCAGTCCCGTCAGTCGAACGCATCATCTGATAAACCGAACGCTCCCGGGAAATCTAAAAAAATTCGGCCTGAAGAATTACTGTGAGATCAGCGACTTGTCGAGTACTTTAGCCCAGAACAACCGAACGAACGGCGAGAGAGTAGTGAGCATCATTACTCGTTTGCATGGGAGAAACCTGCATGCAAAAAACTTCACCAGCGGTATTTGTCCCCCCTAGCATACTAGCAAAGCGATCGAGACATCGAGGGGTAAGACGGTTACAGCGTCAGATATCTCTAGCGGCATCGTTTGAGCGAACGTCTCGGATTCACGGCCACCACCCCATTTCCTCAGCAGCTGGCTGCGCCTGTGTTGCTTTGCGGAGACTCTTCTCCAGTTCTAGTGGTGGAATTTGGGAATTTCCCAAAACACTCTCGCGGAAATTCGGCAAATTTCCCAGAACGGCAACCCAGTCTTTTGCCGGGTTTTTCGTGCATACACCAGTGAAATTTCTTTGTTCCCAAGGCTGATTTGGGAATTTTCGCCAGTCACAGGCGACGGGTCTTACTTACCTCAACACAAAGCACCGCAACATGCGGTCCGAGACCTACAGGCTTGAAATCTCAGACCTGTTCCTGTGGGTAATCGAAAAGGAGTTGCAAGATGGCAGACGAAGCATCCTCGTTTAACCAAGGTGACGGAAATTTCGTTCGGCGCGTGATTCACCGCGAAGTCCGAAAAGTCATCTCGCGATCTGAGTTTACACACCAAGATCGAGACGATCTAGTCCAAGCGGCTTATACACAGGTTACCAAGAGCCTGCAGAGTTTTGATCCGTCGGTTGGGCATATTCATGCGTTTATTGCTACGGTTGTCCAGCGACATTTGGCTAATGTCATCAGAAATCAAAATGTAGGAAAGCGCAAAACCCGCGGTCGCGTGAGTCTAAGTAAGACCGTTCGATGCGAGGAAGACGAACACTCGGAAATGTCCCAGTTGCTGCACGACAAGGATCAAGATCGAAGGCTTGGTCGAGAGCGTCGACTTAGTAATGAGGAACTCAACGACTTGCGCATGGATCTTGGCGCATTCATGGCATCTCTTCCGGAGAAATACCAAGACATTCTCCGTCGCCGTCAACGCCAATCGATCACTGAAATAGCTCGCGATCTAAATATCCCTCGTTCAACTCTAAACGATTGGATGCTGCAGATTCGGAAGCTATTTGAAGATGCTGGATTTGAAAAATATCTGGACACCTGACCGTCAGCTCGTCCGCGACTCGGGTATTTCAACAGATAGATACCGCATGTTTTTCCATCGCCTCTCTCCGACCCACTTACTGAAAGATTCGCTGTCGATGTCTTCCCGGCCAGCACCCCATGAACCAGGTGAAAGAAAGTGTTTGAAGTGCAATGAAAGCTTCAAATCGCAAAACGCGGGCAATCGCATTTGCAAGAAATGCTCTCGCATTAACGCCTCGCTAAACCTGAGTGAAGCACAGATTGCTCTTGAGAGAGGCGAGAAACGTCTCAATGGCAATCTGATCGACCGAAACGATGCCTACTTGATGAACTTCTAGTTGGTTCAAAAGGCCAACCCTAACCCTTCCGCATTCCTTAGGCAGTCTTATGTCCCAATCAACACTACCTCCCGAGGCAGGCGACAAAAGCGTGTTGACCTATTCGGCGCTCAACACGTTCCGTAATTGTCCCCGCAAGTACAAACATCGTTACATCGACAACCTGCGTCCACGGGCAAAGGTTGAATCGCTGTCGTTTGGAAGCGTAATCCATAGTGCCATCGAGATTTGGTATCGATCCGTCAACGACGCAAATCGCTTGTGGAAAGTACTGGATTTCATCGACCGGAGCTTCCCCGAGCGAGCCACAGACGAGAGCCAAATGGTCAATTGGCATCTGGCTCGAGCCATGTTCACAGGGTATGCCTTGCGCTACCCAACCGAAGACTTCACGATCATCGAGGTTGAGAAAACCTTCACTGGTCAGATTCGGAATCCAGACACAGGCCGCTGCAGCCAAACCTTTGTGATGGCTGGCAAAGCCGATGCGATCGTCAAACGAGACGATGGAATGTACCTGCTCGAGCACAAGACCGCTGCATCGATCGATGGTAATTACCTGGACAAACTGTGGACCGATACGCAGATCGCTTTGTACTCGTACTATCTGCGTGAACTTGGGTATCCCATCGTCGGCATCATATACAACGTGCTCTTAAAGAGCCGTCTAAAGCAAAGCCCTAATGAAACGCAGGATGAGTACGAGGCACGCCACGCGGAACTAGCCGCCAAGAACAAGAGCGGTAAGTCAACGGCCAAACGCCAGATGCCTGAAACCAACGAAGAGTTTCAAGGGCGACTGGCATCCTGGTACTCAAAACCTGAGGCCTTCCACCGAGAGCTTATTTATCTCCCCGAGGAGCGACTAAGCATGCTCCAGGATGAAGTATGGGAGATCACCCAACAGTATCTCGATGCACGACGCCGTGGCAAATGGTTGCTGAATACATCGAGTTGCTTCTCGTACCAGCGTCCCTGTGAGTACCTGTCTTACTGCCAATCCGGCTTCAATCCCAACGTTGCGGAGAACCTCTATGAGATCACTCTCCCGCATGAAGAGCTCACCTCGATCGATTCTGATTCACCCGTTTTCTGAAAGGACTGATTTTCGATGACCATCGTTTTACCGACCGAACCTTCCAAGCCTGTGACCGAGCTTGGTAAGCAAACCATTTTGCTCTATGGCGCTCCCAAGCTTGGGAAGAGCTCTTTTGCAAGTAAGGCACCAGGTGCACTCTTTTTTGAGTGCGAACCAGGACTAAATCACCTGGAGGTTTTCAAAGTGCCGACCTACTCCTGGGAAGCATTTCTCGAAGCTTGCAAGCTCATAGCCAAAGGCGACCACAACTTCAAAACGATCGTGATCGATACGGTCGACAACGCATTCAAGATGTGCTCCGACTATGTCTGTGCCAAGCATGGTATCGAGTACGAAGGGGACATGGGCCACGGCAAAGGCTGGGCTCTGGTCAAGAACGAATGGCATCGGGTGCTTACTCGATTGGCCAGCTTGCCATACGGTCTGATCCTCATTTCGCATGCGATCGACAAGACGATCGAAACGCGGACCGGGGAGTACACCAAGACCACTCCGAGCCTTCCGGATCGCGCTCGCAATGTCGTGCTGGGACTCGTGGACATCATTTTGTTCGGTGATTCGGTCGCAAAAAAGGATACAGCGGGCAACGTCACGATTGAACGCGTTGTGCGTACCAAGCCGCATCCAACCTACGAGGCTGGTGATCGCACTGGCCGTCTGCCTGAATTGCTCCCTCTTGATTACGAGCAGTTCGTCAAAGCCTTCAATTCTCCCGCTCGCAGCTCGGAATCCGGCACCAGCAGCGCAGCGAAGAGTTCCACGCCGGCAAGCACTGTACAAGGAAAGGCTAAATAGTCATGAGTGATTACCAATCATTCGAACCTACCAATTCGCAGGTCGATCTGACATCTTTCGATGATGAGTTCGAAAGCGCAGAGGCACCAAGTTACGAAGAAGTGCCAGATGGCAAGTATCAGGTGAAGATTCAGACGGCCACGCTTGAATCGAGTCAGAAAGGGGATCCGATGATCAAATTCGATCTGGAGATCATCTCAGGTTCGCAGGCAGGTCGGCATATCTTCAAAAACTCGGTTATCACCCAAGCGTCTCTCCCGTACGTCAAGGCGGATCTCAAGACGCTAGGGTTAGAGCTTGCCAAGTTCAGCGAACTCTCAGGTCGGCTCGAGGAGCTGCTTGACATGACTCTGGAGATCACCAAACGCACTCGCGGTGACTACACGAACGTGTATTTCAACCGTCGCTTGAATATCGCTAGTGCTTCGAGTGGTGGTTTCGCGGAGGAGAACGTTCCGTTTTAGAGCGTTGATTGGTTGACCGGCATTGGTCGTTCTTAGTCAGCGGCCTAGAGCCGAGGCAGGATGGCGTGACTTGAAAACAGTCCCTCGCGATGTGGTTCTTTTGCCGGGTTCCCATCGCGTTTCCAAGTCCAGACTCCCCGAGCCTGCCTCGGTTTTTCATTCTCATGACGCATAGAGATTCGAAGGGAAAACATGGATTTCCGGATAGTCATCGATTCGAGGGAGAAAGAACCTTATACCTTTGCCTGTGAGGTTCAAAAAGCAAAGCTTGAAGCTGGCGACTACTCGGTTCAGGGCTTTGAGCAGCATGTGGCTGTCGAGCGCAAAAGCCTCCCGGACTTCGTTGGTACTGTTATTCACGATTATGATCGCTTCGCTCGAGAACTCACAAAGCTCTCAGCCATGGATGCAGCGTGCATCGTCGTCGAAGCGGATCTGAATGCTGTGCTTTGCAATAAGCACACCGATGCGCTCAGGGCTGTCTCCCCCCAATCGCTTCTCGGGGCGGCAATCTACATCGGCATTAAATACAAGGTGCCCGTGTTCTGGTGCGGATCCAGACCAGCTGCCGTACGTTTTACCGACGCCTTTCTTCGGTCGTACATTCGCGAGATCTCTAGCAGAGGGGATCTTTGCCATGAGTAAGCAACAAATATCGGGTACGGTCGATAGAGTTTACTTTACCAGCGCCAAGTTCTGCGCCGGGGCACTGGTCGGCCAAGATGGCGTCTTGGTTCGCTTCCGTGGGCCATTTTGCGTCAGCGAAGGTGAATCGATCACACTCACAGGGCAGTGGAAAAGCGATCCGAAGTACGGTGACCAGTTCGACGCTAAAAGCGTGAGTTACGATTTGCCTGAAACCCCTGAAGGTTTAGTGCAATATCTAGCCAAGCATCCAGCGTTCGTTGGAATTGGGGAAGCCACAGCCCGCAAGATTGTCCAGTATGTCAGCAGCGCCGAGCACCTCGATCGGGTGATTCGCCAGGATGTTCAAGAACTCAATCGTGCACTGCGGATCCCTAAGCATACGTTGCATTCATTACGGGAAGCGTGGATCGCCAACAGTGCACAAAATGAGGTTCGGTCCTACTTAGCAAGCTTTGGGCTCTCTCATCTTCAAATGGAAGCCTTGATCGAGGAATTTGGCTCCTCGGTCGTTGGTGTGCTTAGAGCCAATCCGTATCTGATCATTCAGTACGTCAAAGGTTATGGTTTTAAGCGGGTGGACAAGATTGCAAGATCCATGGGCGTTCCGAAGGAGCATCCCGGAAGACTCGAAGCCGCTTTGTGCTTCCTGGTTTTTGATGAGGCTAACTCTGGCCACACATGGATATCTCGCGATGAACTGGTTCGCAAAGCCAATGACTTGCTCTTGCTGGATTCGCTTGATGGTCAGTCCACAATCGAGAGTGCCCTTGAGCGAACCGTCGCGCAAGGGAGACTTATTATCCACGAGGGTGCTGTGGCTCTCGCCTATTATGCGGAAGCGGAATGGTTCATTCACCAGTGTTTTCAGCAATTCGGCCATGTCGCTCGTCCGCTGGGGATCAGACCATCGCACGGCGAGGATCTCAAACGTGCACAGCTAGCTGCCTATGAGGCTGCGTTACTGCATTCGATCATCGTCATTTCTGGGGGTGCTGGTACCGGCAAAACCCACACACTAGCTCGCTTGGCTAAGACTTTCGAAGTAGCCGGCCTAAAAGTCGCGCTTTGTTCTCCCACCGGCAAGGCCTCCAAGCGGATCGAGGAATCGTTGCGATCCCAAGGGCTAACGCTCGAGGCCAAGACGATTCATCGATTACTTGAATACAACGGTCATCAGTTTCAAAGACAGAGCCTCTCGATACCTAGCAACCCAGAAGCTGGCAATGCTGCAAGCGATGCCTTCGATGTAGTCATTGTCGATGAAGTATCGATGGTTGATGTCCCCTTGATGGCTGAATTGCTTCGACGTATCGACTTCGACACAACGAGGCTCATTCTGGTCGGTGACCACAATCAATTGCCCCCCGTCGGCGCTGGCAATGTCCTTCGAGACTGTATCAAGCACAGGCTTGTTCCGACCTTCATTCTAGATGAGGTAATGCGGCAAGCTGGTGTTCTTAAAACCAACAGCATGGCGATTCTATCCCAGCGCGTAATGCCATCAGTTGTGGGGGATCCAGGCTGGAGCGTGATCGATTCGCTCAGTGAGCCTATGCCGATTCAAGTTTATTTGCGTGACTTAGTGCTCCACCGAATTCCGGAGCAGCTTCGTTTGGATCCTGTCAATGACGTTCAGATCATTACACCAACGCACCTTGGATTACTCGGTACCAAAGCGATCAATCAAATGATGCAGTTTTTACTGCGAGGTTCCGTTGAACGGAAATTTGCAGTAGGAGACAAGGTCATTCAGACGAGCAACGATTACTGCTTAGGGATTATGAATGGCACCATCGGTATTGTTTCGGAAATTGATACTGAGGGAGGAACTAAATACATCGTTGATTTTGATGGGCATGGTCGCAAGCTAGTCCAAGATGATCAGATTCTCAATGTCCAGCTTGCCTACGCACTGACTGCCCACAAAGCCCAAGGGAGCGAGTTCCCTTGCGTGGTCGTTCTTTGTCACAAATCTCATTACTTCGCCGATCGGAATTGGTTGTACACCGCGGTCACTCGCGCATCGAAGTATTGCATCTTGGTCGGTGATCGTTGGGGACTGTCGAACGCTGTGAAGAAGAACAGTGTTAGCCAGCGCCGAACTTTTCTTGATCGCTGGGCCAAAGCGCCTGTCGATGCCATGGAGGTGTCAATTTGAGTGAAGCTATTGAACGAAATTGTCCAGCGAGCATCCGTGATTGCCATCAGTGGGTTGCTTGGAAGTATGTCGAGCGCGGTGGCAAGCCGACCAAAGCCCCCATTAATCCACACAATGGGTTGCTTGCCTCTTCGACTGACCAGTCCACCTGGGGAACATTTTCACAGGCGATGCAAGCCTGCGAGCGTAATAAGTCTCTTGCCGGCGTTGGCTTTGTATTCTCCCTTGATGATCCATACTGCGGTGTGGACCTAGATGATTCCATCAACGAGTCCACCGGAGAGTTGAAACCCTGGGCACAGCAGATCGTCGATCGACTCGACAGTTACACCGAGATCAGTCCCTCTGGCTTGGGTTTGAAAGTATTCATCAAAGCCAGTAAGCCTGGCTCCCGCTGCCGCAAGGCCTATCACGATGGTGAAGTCGAGATCTATGATCGCGATCGGTTTTTCACAGTCACCGGAAATCGCATCGCTAATGCTCCCAGCGAAGTGAATGTTCGGCAAGAATCGCTAGGCGCTGTTTATGCCCGGGTGTTCGGCAACGATGAGCCTGGCACTAGTGCAACCCCCTCGGCCAGTCGAGATCCCCAGCCAAGCGATAGTGGTTCGGTTTGTCTAAGCGACGACCAGATCATCAATCTGGCATTCCGACGTCGCTCATCGGGCGCGAAGTTTCAATCGCTTTGGAATGGCGACTGGAACCTGCATTTCAATTCAGCCAGTGAGGCGGACTCTTCGGTGGTCTTTACCCTCGCCTACTTCACCAAAGATGCTGCTCAGATCGACCGTATCTTCAGACGTTCACAGTTGATGCGTGATAAATGGGATCAAAAACACGGCAATGAAACCTACGGACAGCGGACGATCACCAACGCGTTAAAGAAGGTCACCAAACAGTACGATCCGACGAAAAAGCGGTCTGTTGCTCCCAAGCAGCCAAGCCAGATTCCTAAGAAAATTGGTTTCCCAAACACAGACATCGATTGGGATTTCAGAAGCGATCAGACTGAAAACGCTATGGCAGTGGAGTTCATCGACGGCAATCAAACCATCTTGCGATATGTGCCATCTTGGAAGAAATGGCTCGCCTGGGACTCAAAGCGATGGAAGATCGATATCGATCAAAGTCGAACGACTCGATTGGCACGCAGATTGGTTCGCAATTACTGGGACAGGATGCGAGGTATTCAAAGCGAGGAGCAGCAAGAGAAATGGGCTGAATTCTGCCGACGAGCCAATCGCAAGACCACGATCGAGAACGTCGTATCGCTAGCTCGGTGCGATGGACGAACGACGATCGATCACGAGCTATTGAATCAGAACACCTATTTTCTGAATCTGCAAAACGGAACTCTTGATTTATACACATCGGAGTTTCGTGATCATCGCCAGACGGATGCCATTACACAAATCGCTAACGTTGCATACGATCCCAAAGCGTCATGCCCGAAATGGCGAGCATTCATCGATCTGATATTCGGAAGCGACGATGAAGCCAAGCGATACATCCAAGCACTGCTAGGTTATTCATGTTCAGGGGATGTCGGCGAGCATATTCTTCCAATCTGCTATGGCTCGGGTGCCAATGGCAAGTCAACGCTCTGGAATGCCATTGTCGAATTGCTTGGCGACTATGCCATGTTGGCTCCCAGCAAGTTGCTGCTTGGTACGACCCATGAACACGACACGATTATTGCATCGCTGTATCAACGGCGTTTGGTTGCCATCAGCGAGCCCGATGAAGGTTCCAAGCTCCGCGAGGCTCGGGTCAAGGAATTAACAGGCGATGAACAGATCACCGCAAGACGGATGCGTGAGGATTATTGGAGTTTTCGGCGGACGCACAAGTTTTGGCTAAGCACAAACCATCTGCCGCAAATCAATGGCACAGATGAGGGTATATGGCGTCGCATCAAGCTTATTCCCTTCAGAGTAGACCTTCGGCAGGTAACAAAGCCCATCCCTGACTACCACAAACTGCTCATTAGCGAAGAGGGGCCGGGAATCCTTAATTGGCTCATAGAAGGGTTTCAAGACTGGCGCAAGAACGGCTTTATAGAGCCTCAATCGGTCATTAGCGAGACGGCAACGTATCGAGGAAGCGCAGATGAACTAGGTCGCTTCATTGCCGACTGCTGTGAGGTTTCACCGGAACTTGTGGCTGCCTCATCGGAGCTCTTTGAGGCTTATCGCAACTGGGGTGGGCAGCAATCTCAAACGCGATTTTCGATCGCCATGCAGTCTCGATTTAACTGCGAGACTCGCACATTCGGACGCCTCCGAAACAAGCGCGTCTTCGAGGGCTGCGCGCTATCAAAAGTGGAAGCAGGAATTGATGAAAAACAGGATGAAAACGAGTAAAAACGTCATGTTCAAAAACACCCAAAAACACTGTGTTTTCGTTGACTGCGCAGGGTTGCGAGGGGTTATTTCATTATCTTCCATGCGCGTACGCGCATGGGAATTAACCAAAATACCCCCAACAACCCTGCGCACTTGGTTGAACGATGGGCCAATTGCGACCCATGTTTCGAAGCTAGGTGGGTTCTTACTTGAGTCTCGAAGTGTCGCACTCTGGAAGCTTCTCTTTCGGACGCATCCATCACACTTGCTTGCATGCTCGCTTACCAGCTTCGCGCTAAACCGCCTACGTTTGCGCCTGACGCGTACAGAGCACCGCGTTCGATCACTTGCCTATTTCGCGAAAGATCGCGTAACAGGGCCAACTGTGGCGATTCGGAAGGCTGCCAAACTGGCAGATTCAATAGGTACTTCCGGCGAATTCCCCTCTCCAGAGGGGCGTGGGAACGGTCGGCAACTTAGACAGAGTTTTATTTTTTGGTCCGGACTTCAAACAAGGAGGCAGCTGAGCAACGAAATGCAACGCAAAAACCAGTTTGCGAAAGCCATCACGATGTTGATGGCTAAGGGGATTGAGAAGGCTCTTTAGGAACCTGAATTGGGAAATCACTGAGTACTGATGCCATTCGGGCATCTTGGAATTCCAAGTTAAACACGTATTGAGGATTCAGAAATGAAGATTGAAATCAGACCGATTGCTGGTGTCAAACCGTACCCGAACAATCCTCGCATCAACGACGATGCAGTCGACGCTGTCGCAAGCAGCATCAAGGAGTTTGGGTTCCGGCAACCCATCGTTGTGGACACCGATGGGGTAATCATCTGTGGGCACACGCGATTCAAAGCTGCGCAGAAGCTTGGGATCGAGAAGGTACCGGTCCACGTGGCAGTGGATCTTACCCCAGAGCAGATCAAAGCCTACCGGATCGCCGATAACAAGAGTTCGGAATTGGCCGATTGGAACTTCGATCTCTTGCCGATCGAACTTGGCGAACTCCAAACGGCAGGATTCGATCTATCGCTCCTCGGTTTCGATCCCGATGAGCTTCTAAAGCTCATGAGTGGCGACGTCAACGAGGGGCTTACGGATCCGGATGATGTACCTGCACCTCCAGATGAGGCGGTGACCCAACCTGGGGATCTTTGGATACTAGGAAACCACCGATTGCTCTGCGGCGACTCATCGAAACCCGAGGATCTCGATCGATTGCTTGGTGGCAAAACCATCCAATTAGTCAACACAGATCCCCCGTATAATGTCAAAGTGGAACCGCGCTCGAACAACGCGATCGCAGCGGGTTTGTCATCGTTTTCCAACGACAGCGCCTCGCAGAAACTCAAAGGGGGACAAGGCAACGCG